ACTGCTTTTTCGTTAAAATTATACAAACAGTCAACAGTGGCCGGATCTGTTATAAAGTCAATGCCTACTGTTTTTATTACGCTGTCAACCTTTACAACGATATTGCTGTATTTGTATGCTTGCTTAAATGTTATCTGATTTCCATCGGCCTGCACTTCTTCTGTTATTGTGCTACCCAAAAACGTACCGCCACGTACTACAATAGTATTGCGCATAGCTTTCGTATCTGATTTTAATTTTAAAGTATTGTAATAATATTTGCCATTCGTATCTGTTAAATCAAACGGCGCTATTTTTGTTGATTTTGCAAAAAAATGGATACCTTTATTCTCGTCTACATACCAGTCATAATTTACTAACTCGGCAAGCTGTTGGAAACACTTTGACGGATATTCGTAATTAAATGCTATATATCCAATCGTTACCGGAGCATCTACATTCGTAATATCATAGCCTGTTAAAAACGTAGTATTTATATCTGCGATAATTGCATCGATCGTCATGTTCTCGTATGTGTTTACAACCATTTGTCTATCCATATCGTAAGAGTAGTCTTTGCATGTAACAGTTACAAGTTCTAAATTATCAGCTTCAACATTTCTAGCGGTTTCTACAACTTGCCCACCAAAAATAACAACACCATTTTCTTCAACGGAAACATCGTCTAAATTAGCCGGATCGAAGCCTGAAAAATTTTTACGAGGAACGACAAAAGTTAAAGTATCAATTTGACTTGTAAGCGCGCGACTTAAATTAACACTTCTGGCTAAAATGTTATCCGACTGGTCGACTGTATTTATTTTAATTATTGCTGCCATGTTATATTCTCATTTGTAGCTTTAATCTTTCAATAATCTGATCGCCGAGCATAACTCCTGCATCTTCGCTCAAGAAATTACCGCCGTTTATATTTACAGTGACTCCACCGCCACCAATACTGTTCAATTTTGATAATGGTATTACTGCTTCTGGCTGACCACCCTCTCCAATCATCGCTAAGGTAGGTCTAGTTACTATTCCACCCTCTGCAAAAGGTAATGCGTCTTTAATTATATTAACAACAGACTTTGCTCCAGCAGAAACATTTGTAGCTATATCATTTCAATCCAATTAAATAAATCAGATAATTTATCAATAACAAAACCAATACTTTTGACCCAAACATTTCCAAAAAAAGTAGCTACTTTAATAACCCAAATGTTTAATTGAATAATTAAAATAACTAATCCTTTAATAATCTGAACCAAAAGAGTAAATGCTATTGCAAGACCAACACCAACAACTTTTGCTAGTATTTTAAGAAACGGTTTTAATGGTTGTATTGCTTCCCACCAACCAACAAATGCAGGTAGTAAATTCTCCTTTATAACTAGCGCTATATCATTAAATGCATCACGTACTATTGTTATAATTCCAGTTTGTTCATCAAATTGTGATATTGAGTTTGAGACGATAGTACCAAGATTTTTAAACTTATCAATTACTCCGGATAAGCCTAAATCATTTAATTTTGTCAACGCATCAGTTACAGTTGGTAATATTTTATTACCAAAATTCATCATCTCTACATTCAGATTATTCTTTAATAGTTGCCATTGTTTATCAAATTGGGCAGTCTGTTTTTTAAATGCTTCTTCTATTGCAGGAGCACCATCAAGCATATCTTCTTGTGTAGTTATAAATGCCTTATTTGCCGAAGTTAGAAGTTGGAAGACAGCAGTTCCACCTTCTGCACTTGAAAACATATTTTTAAATTCTGTATCTGTAATACCAAGTTGTCGTTTCATTCCTTGGAAAGCAGCGACAAGCCCCTCACCACCAGTTACTTCTTTATTTAATTCATCAAGCGATGACCCTTGGTCTTGTAATGCTTTATCTAGCTTTCCTCCTTTTACTGTAAGTTCTAGAAATACCTGCGCTAACGCATTTTGAGCTTCTGAGGTTTTGCCGGTAACTGTTGTGATAGCTGCGGTTGCTGCTTGAACATCAACAAGCGATACTCCTGCTGCGGCGGCATTACCTGCCATCTTTCCAAATGATTGCGACATATCAGCAACAGTGGTCTTTCCTGCCTTAACTGTTTTAAATAAAATATCTGCAACTGCATCTGATTCACTTGCATCTTTACCAAAAGCATTAAGCGCTGTCGTTAGTAAATCTGTTGCCTGTTCTGTTGTAGATAAACCTGCAACTGCAAGTTTACCTGATGATTTTAAGACTTTTAAAACATCTGCCGCATCAGAAACTCCAGATGACATAATTGCATAAGCAGAAGCACCCAAGTCTTCGGCAGACTTAGGTATCGTTTTTGTTAACTCTAAAATTCCAGTACGTAATTTACCTATTGCCTTTGTACTATCTCCACTTATAAGAGTAGAAATATCTCCAAGCTGACTTTCAAAATTAGCAGTAGCTTTTATAACTCCACCTACGGCAACAGCCAAAGCACCAAAAGCAACAGCACCAACAGTGGCGAGTTTTTTAAAAGACGGAGCAAGTCTACGACTACGACTATTTACATTTTCAATATTACCACCAATTTCTCGTAGCTGACGACTTGCTTTATCTTTAGCTTCTATGATTATACCTACTTTTGTTTCTGCCACGGTTTTATATTATTTTTTAGCTGCCTGCTCTTGTTCTTTAGCGTCTATCGACATACGCTCTGCTATCAGGTGTATAAAGTCAACAGGTTGGTCGAGATACTCACCGTAAGTCCAACCGTATTTTTCACAAATTACGACTGGTAACATTTCATTGTCAATTTTACCTTTGAGGTAATTTTTTATTGTTTCTAGGCTTCTTTTTTTTTGCCTGTCTTTTCGTTTAGTATTTCAACTACTTCTTCATAGTCTTCATTGCGTAAGTCTAAAATACTATCAGCAACATTTTCTGTATTTCCGTCAACTGAAACAATCATCAAATTAAACATTATTTTCTTTGCTTTCTCATCTGAGAAAACATCGAACTCATCGATCTGCGGAGCACCGTCTACGATTCTAACTTTAGCGTCTTTCAAATAAGAACTTTGTATCTCATTTGCTTCACGGCCTGTTATATATTCTTTCATTACAATAACGTGACCGTTTTTTGTAGCGAACTCTGTTGTTGGTCTTTTATTATCCATATTTTTATCCTATTTATTTAATAATTTTTAGTAAGCTGTACCTGCTGTTCTGTTTACAAGCGAAGCAGTTGCATCTGAATCATCATATAATGCTTCAAAGTTTTGCTCATCACGTATATATTCTCCAACCTCAAGAACGTTATCATTTTCGATAAGTTTCACATTGTAGAATTTCAATGTTAGATTTTCTTGCGTAGTAAAGTCTGCTTTTATGAATTTACCTAAAGCATTTATTGTGATTGCTTGTTTTGACCGATCAAGATATTTCTGTCGTTGGTTAACATTTTCAAACAACTGCTTTAGCGTTATCTGAGCTTCACGTGTTCTAGGAATAATCTGTACAGGGTCGATTCTGTTAGTACCATTCTGTGTGAATAAATTACTTTTAATCGATATTGTCAAATCGTATAACTTTGTAGCATTTGCGCGCGTTGCTGATGCTGTTGTTGCTGCAGTTTCGTCTACACCAGTTCCTACGAGCAAGTTTCCAAGATAAAACGGATCTTGCAATGTTGGCTGAGTTACAGTCTGTGCTTTCAAGTAAATCGGATCTCCTACCGCAGCGGTTGGCGATGCTGACGTGAAATTAACTGTTGTGCCGGAAACTGTTGAGATAGTTAATTCTGTACCACCTACAACGATAACATCTCCTGCAACAAGTCCTCTCGATGGGTCAATATCGTATGTGTCATCAAGGGTCAAAGCTGTAACAGCTCCTCCAGATAGAGCAACACCAAGTGACATAACACCAACTTGTCCTTGTGCTTTTATACTAGCTGACAACTGCATTTGACCATCTGGAAAATCTATGTTCAACTCATCAACTCTTACTCCGAAGAATCTTTGAGCATACATTCCTTTTTTAACTTCAAATGTATAACTTTTACCATTTCCAACTGTTAATGGGTGTGTATATCCAACTAACGAATCACCACTTGTCGTACCTTTTGTCAAAATCATATTAAGAAAATGACCAAGAGTATCTGGGTCACCGAGAACAACAACATCGCCCTCATGACTTCTGTTTCCTCTAACTAAATCGTTAGATTTCCAGCTTAAACCTTTTATTCTACGATCTGCAGAGTGGTTTAGAACTGTTTTTATACTTTCGCTTACTAACGGAACAAAGTTTGTAGGTTTTAACGCCGTACCCTCAGTTGTTTCCGGTATAATTGCGAGATATGAATTGTCTGATAAATATTGCATAATTTTCTATTTATTATTAGTAATTTTAGACTCTTTTTTACTCTCAGATATTCTCCTTTCTTGACTCTTTGATACAACTTCAAAATTTGCATTATTAAAATCGTCAGGTACTTTAATCGTTTCACCGGATTCAACAAAACCAATATCAACGACTGAAAGTGTTTGACCTGATATATTTTTTACTTGTTTACTCATATAATTATTATACTATAACTTATAATTTACACAACACGACTATGCGTATCTATTAACGATGTCTACAACCGAAACTGTGAGAATTGCTGTATGTACTGCTGTTGCTTCATTCGCCCATTCAAACTCAGTCGGTACTACTCTAACCCATTTTGCTTGTGCTTGATGGTTATTACTCTGTCTGTAGCATCAAGTAGGGCATCGTAGGCTGTCTCAGGAGTCTTTTTACCTATCTCTTGGTATATTATGATATCAAACTGCCATTCGCGCTCATTACGGTGCGTATCGAGTATTTGACCACCTCCTGTTTTCTCCAAAACATAGCAAGATGGAAAGCCGGCAGGCTCTGTTTCTCTGACTCCATAAACTGCATCAAAAAGTTTCGTAGCATCAACGCCATTAAGTGCTTGTAATTTTCCAATCAATATTGCTTTAAGGGTAGTGTATGATTTTGACATAATTTTATGATGTTATATCTTTTGCTAAATTGCTTTATCAAGCACTTTTTCTATAAAAGGCTCAGATGCTTTTAATCCTTTTAATATAATTAACAGCTGCAGCATATTTTACATTTGTTCCAACTTCTGCCTTAAGCGGTTTAATATATTTATATCCACCTGCTCCACCAATCGATGTGCGTAAGTTACTTGTTTTAACAGGAGTTCGTCTTTTTATATTTCCCTCTGTCATCTCAATCGCTTTACCCATTGCCTGTTCCATAAAGTGCTTTATCCATTTTTCTTTGGTATAAGTATCAGTTCCATCAATAATACGATCTCCAACTAAAATATCCTCAGATACTCCACAGAATAATTTAAACACATTATAAAAAGCTTCTCCACCGACAAGTGCCTTTTCTGGGCTTAATGGGTGTATCGCACACGATAGAGTTACAAGGTTAGCCTGAAACGATTCACGCTTCGATCCTGAGACCGTAGACAGCCTTTGAGTCGATACTGTTTTTTTGTAAAATCGTGATATTGCCATAATTTTATGATACTAATATTCTACCGACTGAACCTGAGTTAGTTTTGCGGACATACGGAGCTAGTATTTGATTAACTTTTAATTGGTGTGCGATTTTACTTACATCTTGATATGTAGCTTTGTATTCTCCAAGTTGTTCTGATTTTAATTCTTTAGTGTCTGCATCTGTTATGTTTTCTTTTAACATAGCGCTTGCTAACTTCATACAAGCGATTTTAATATCATCTGGTGGTACTAAAGAAAAATAGAATTTACCAATCACAACAATAGAGGCCTGTGCTTTTTCAAAAATATATGGCGCACTTGATATTTCGCGCGAATTAGAATCTACTCTTGTTTCCGGCTGTGAAAGCTCAGCATACTGCCACGCATCGTCTCCATTTAACGGATACAGATAAAAATCATCATCAATTGTTAGCAAAGTACCATCGTCAGTCAAACTTGTTAGTGAAAACAGATCACCGAAATATAAACGCTTTCCACCGCTTCCATCAAACTTTCTAGTTTCATCGTTGTCTGGACTTGGAGCTTCAAATTTTCTTAATCCTAATTTTTCATCTCCACAATATCTTTCGATATATTTTTGAGCACCTGAAATAACAGTATCTACAAAAGTATCAAGACCACTTGTCCAATTTAACCCTGTATATTGTTTTAATTCTGTTTTTGATATATACATAATTTTTTAATATTATAATGGCAAATAATTATCAACACTTGAGTAATTATTGGTATTTCTAAAGTAGTCACCGACACCGACAAAGCCATAACCTAAAGTTATTATAAAATTACCTCCTAATCCTTTTGTTATTATATTCATATAGGCGTTCTTTCTTTTGGAGCGTCCTCTGTTGGGAGTCCTCCATCATTTTTTAAATCAAAAGTGAATAATGGTGTTACTTTGTCATCATCATATATTATAAACTGATTACCGGTAATTTTCCACCTGTTTGCTTCGATCTTTTTGATAGTTGTTATATCTGTTTGTAGTGCATCTATTTTTGTTTCATTTGCATTAACATTCGTTTCACTTGCTGGGTCTGCTGGTAAATTATCTGTTTTTGCTTTAATAGCGTCAATTTCTGTGTCTTTAGTTCCTGCTGTAAGCGTACGAGCCACATTAGCCCATATATCAGCTATAAGAGTACCAAAACTTGATAATGTTCGTGTTGTCACAGCCCATACGTCTGCTGGTGTGTGTGAGCTTCGTGAGCTAATTGTTGTATCTACTCTTGCCATCTCTATATCATATTCACCAAGTGGGGCTCTTGAACTAATGGTAGCGTCAAGTTGTACGTCATATTCACCGGACGGAGCACGACTTGATACAGCTTCATCTACGTTATCCTTTAATTGTTTTCCGATACTTCCTGTAAGTGTAATATCTGCTATTAGTTTATTCCATATATCATCTGGGCTTGTGAAATTAGAAGCTATCAGTTTTGCTGGCTGTCCACCAGCCCAATAGCCAATATCTCCTGATCCAAGCCTTACCACCTGTCGCTCCCTGAAACTCTACTTTTAGGGTTAAAATACCATCTGTTCCTGTTGTCTGTGTTGCTGATACGTGAAACTGCTCCCATGTGTCGTTGACATCTGTCATAGTATAAGTACT